TAAGCCCAAACACTGACGCAATTGCCTGTACAAGCAGTAAGATTGCTGGGATCAGTGCCGCCCAGAATGCCTTGTTTTTAATTCTTACAATCCAATTAATCTTCTTCATTTTTCATTCTCCTTTACAAATACATTGCTGCTATTCCACCAATCACAGCTCCGATCAGTGCGGTTACTACTACGTCCCACCGTTTAGCTGGTGTCTGCTCAAGATGTGTCACTTTTGCGGTCAGCTGCACAAGAGTCTGGTTCATAAAGCCAACCTCTTTGGTTAGCCCTACCATCTCTTGTGCCAGTTGATGCACCACATTTACAATATCTTCCACCTCATTCATCCGGTGCTTTAACGAGCCGATTTCTTTATTATATTCGGCAAGTGTTACTTCTACTTCATTTTCTGTCATTCTCGTCTCCTTACCATATTTTTGCTGTTCCTAAGTATGCCGCTGTTACCTGTTTGTTTCCGATATAAATTTTTCTAATACGATCATATCCAAGATACATTTTTTTATCTTCTTCCCATATGGCATACAATGTAGCATTTCCATAAATGGTATATACACTATCTGGCTGATATTCAGGATTTCCACCAGGCGAAGTTGCCCAACCTTTAAATACATAACCGGATTTATAAGGGGCACGAGCTGGAAGATACCATGCTTCGCCATATTTGCCACGTAATGGGTTAAATTCTCCACTTCCACCTTGGAGGTCAAATGTGATAGTATATACAGATTCTTGTTGTTCCCATACTGCGTAAAAAGTCATGTCTCCATATGGGGTGTAAGTTGATCCAGGTTGATAATCTGCGGATGTCGCCCACGATGATGTAGACCATCCTAAAAAAGTATGGTTAGACCATGTTGGGGTTGTGTATGGAATGTAAGTTTGCTCTCCTACAACTTTTTGCTGCATTGATGGAGCGCCGGAGCCTCCATTTGCGTTGAAAGTAATTGTACAATACTGTGTAGATTTGCCCCAAACTGCATAAAGAGTACTGTCACCATACAAAGTATAATATTCTCCGGGCTGATATGATACACTGCCACTGGAATAAGTTGACCACCCTTTAAATGTGTATCCGCTTTTTGCTGGAGTTGTATATGGAATTTGTACCCGTTCACCATATCCTCCATACAAAGTATTAAATGCGCCTGTTCCCCCTTGAAGATTAAAGGACAAAGAGTATTGTGTGACCTGATTTTGTCTCCATACCGCATATAATGTTATGTCATATTCAGACATATATGAATAACCAGGCGTATATGCGGACTCTGGTTCGGTTGCTCCAGACCATGTAGACCAGCCTAAAAAAGTATATCCACTACGAGTGGGTTTCGAATAAGTAATTGTAATGGATTGACCTACATTTACTGTCTGTTTTGCGGGTGCATTTGTTCCTCCATTCGCATTATATGTGACACTCCATGTTCTAGTAACATTCTGACCCCAAACAGCATACAAGGTCGTATCTGCATCTATTGTAAATGCATCTCCTGGTTGATACTGTGCATAGGAAGATGAGGGTGAAGTTGCCCATCCTTTGAAAGTGTAACCGGATCTTGTAGGTTTTTGAGTAGTAAGATATAGGGTATTGTTGAAATACTTCTTCTGCATTGACGGTGCGCCGGATCCGCCATTCGCATTAAAATACACACCCCAGAGATTTCTTTTGACATTGATTGTGAAATCCATTCCCTTGCCTACTACATTTGGAATAATGATATTCGCATATGCATTCAGAGTGATATCCGCTCCCGCTTCTGCTTTCACAAAGACAGCCTGATCATAAAAAGTACGTACTTGATTTGCTACAATTTCCATATACTTTTCTTCTAAAGTACCCTCTTCGTGTCCGTGAGTACCTGCCTGCACTTTTCCATAACCATAAGTAGCGTACGGACTGGTCTTGGTCGCATTTATGATAAATCGACAGTCCCACCCTGGCTGCCCATCCCGATACACCCGATAAGTTTCCCAACGACACCAGGCAGTGCAGTTTGAGTTCCCGTCCATGGGATAGTGTGGTGTTTCACCAGAAAAGTCTGCCGATCGCTGTAGTTCTTTGTTATTTTTCATGTTGCTGCTCCTAATCAACGATTAAATACACAGTCTGACTGTCTTTCACTCTTAAATGATCATAATCAGATTGCGTCATGCTTTCGAAAGCATAGGGCACTCGATTTCTATCGATATACTTATTTTCCAGTTTTCTGGATAAATACGACAACCCGCTGTAGTCTAGAACCTTTTTCGGGGAAGCTTTTTGCTCCCCCACCCGAAACATCTTTTTTAAAAATTCAGGCATTGCGTGTCACCTGCCTTATGAGAATAAACCATCAATTTCAGAATTTGTAATAGACTGAACATTCGCATCTGATCCAGCTGGCCCCTGTGGTCCCATTGGTCCAACGTCTCCTTTTTCGCCTTTTAATCCCTGAGGTCCTTGCGGTCCTGTTTCTCCTCTGTCACCTTTGGCTCCTGCTGGACCCTGAATTCCCTGTTCTCCTTTTGCACCCGCTGGGCCCGCCGGACCTGTTGCTCCCTGTAATCCCTGTGGTCCCTGAGGTCCTGTCATACCTGTGGCTCCTGATAAGTCCGTAATGTAGGTATAGGATGAGGCTCCTTTTACGTACAATTTTGCATTGTCGGCATCCTGTACATCTCCTGTGTCAATCATGACAAATTGCCCGGTCTTTACCCCATCGGTTGCAAATCCTTTATTCATCGCATCAACGGATTCAAATGTTTTAGCGATTTTAAACGCCTCACCGGCTGGACCCTGTGGCCCCTGTAATCCCTGAGGTCCCTGTGCACCCACCGCACCGGCTGGCCCTGCTGGTCCCTGCGGTCCGGCTGCTCCAGTCTCTCCTTTATCTCCTTTGAATTCTCCAGCTTTGATTGCCTCATCCAACGGCTTTAATTTATACAAAACATCAGTAGAGGCTACCTTATCTGTTTTCTTTCGAAATGCGCCATTTGCCCATTCCTGCATTTTTGTTTTAAATGTTCCAAGCCCTGTAAGATCTAAAAATTTTGCCATGTTCTTTCTTCTCCTTTATTACTGAAATAATCCGTTAATTTCGTCTTCTGTGATGATCTCGTTTCCTGCTCCTGCTTCCAGTTCCCCGATCTTCTGCTCTACGGATTTTCCTTCCGTGAGCTGCACACTTTCCGCCATGACCAGTGGGTAATTCCCGTTATTTTTTACCGTTAAGGTGTTGACGATTGTAACACCGCCGTCAATACTCTGTGCCATCTTCCAAACCTCCTTATTTTACTGTAACTGCTGTAGATCCCAGTCCTGCATTTACGGACATCCAGACATCATAACTCTGCTTGTAACCGGATGCGTTGGTAAATTCCAGCGTCTGTGCTTTTTTAAATCCTCCGTCAAATCCACCCACATTGAATGTTGGCGTTCCAAAGGATGTAGGGATTGCATACACAATCTTCTCTCCTGCTCCCGCATTGACCGTAAAGGTGCGCCCTCTTCCACCGGCAAGCGAGGATCCTTCCAGTGCCAGGATATCGGCATTTTCCAGCTGTGCCTTGTTGCTCTTGCCCCAGTAGACTTTTGGCTGGAAGGTAATGCTTGCGGTTCTGGATACAACCGCATCCCTCTCATCTGTTACGGTCAGAACGATATTTGTATTTGTTTTGATTGTCTTTCCTGTATAAGATTTCTTGCGGAGCGCCTTATCCAGTACTTCTTCTGCGTCTGATCCGAATTTGATCTTCTGCGTTTTTGGCTCTTTGTTTAACGTCCACGCGACATCAGATGCGGTTACTGTTGCACCGATCTCATTACTGCTGTTTGTAGCAGTCAAGGTATTGATTGCAATCTTGGTGTATGCCAGATCGTCAATCTTCTGCTTGTACTCATCCGAAAAATCATTGCTGGATAATCCTTTCCCATCCTCCTTTCTTACGTATCTTGCATCATTTTTCTGTACCAGGTGTGCAAGACCATCCTGATCCAGGTACTTCTTTTCTGCGGCCAGTGCCGCTGCTTTTGTTGCTTTCTTTCTTGGCATGTTTAATCTGCTCCTTTCATAATCTCGTCAATCTCCGGATTGGTGATCGACTCTATCTCCACAGTTCCGCTTCCCCCGCCTTCCGGAAGTTCCACTTCACTGAGTAGATTCTCCCCGGAAAAAAGCTGCATCCGGTTTTCCTCCAGCTGCAGCCTGTCTCCTTTTTTATTTAGTTGTTCTAATAGTTCTTCCAGAATGTGTTCCTCTTCTGGTTCTTCATAATCTTCCGGCTTTGGACGCTTATTCACTGCACATTCAATCTGTCGGATAGTCTGACCGGATTTTGTGTCTGCCAAATACAAAAACGCCCAAATATTTCTCCCATTTTTCAGTAGAGTATCCGGTATTTTTGCCAGAATGTGATTTTCTTTCACTTCTCCGATTACCGTTTTTGCTGTTTCGCTCCCTGCAATCGCAAAATGAACTTCCATTGTTTTATTTTGAAAATCCAACCCACAGATTTTTAGTGTCTGACCACGATCCCACTGCCAAAGCCCTGGAACCCTCTTGTATCCTTCACCGTCATTAAAAGCGGCGGTTATCATATCCCCCATTTTCTCACCTCCTAACTTGCTGCGATCCAAGATGTACAGATCGTCCGCTCTGCATAATCTTTCTTTTCCACATCCAGAGAAATCTTGCCTCCTATACGATATCTTCCAGTTCCAATGATCGTCCCTGCGACTACTTCCGGGCACGCGCAAAATACGTGATATTTCGGCTGGAATTCTTCCGGGATGGCCACCTCGTCAAAATCATTGAAAGACCCGCTGTTCGGAAACTGCGCCAGCATCTCAATTTTGCAGTGTACGATCTTGCCGATCTTATACAACCACACCTGCACGTGATTACTGCTGTTTACATTGGAGTACGGCCCTCTCACCTGTCCGGAATCATGTTCCTTGATCCCCATCAATTCTTGATCTCCAAGTAATAACTTTCCGTGAAACCTCACATCTTGATAGAAATCATATCCCTCTTCTCTGTCACTTGCTGTTCCACCAAAAGCAATGCTCCTTCCTTTATTTGCAACATCCAACGCCCGGAACTGCGCGGGAACAATCACTTCTTCCTGTTTGTTTCCGTTTAAGTCTGTGATTGTAACAATCACAAAATACACATACGATGCAGATATTTGTCCATTTCCTATTACAGACGAAATTTCCCCACTTGCTGCATTTGGCTTCGTTTCACTGACTTTGACTAAGGATCCGGTACTCGTTTTCTTGTACTCTATTTTTATGCTGGTCGCGATGTTGGAGCTGTTTAACGTCCTGTCCACCTTCCATGTTCCAGACACTTTGATATAGGTTCCGTCTCCCATAGCGTTCCCTTTTGAGTCACACCGCAGCGCTTTTAGATTTGTAATTGTCGGTTGGATATACGCAATTTTCCAGACTGCATACAAGGTGATATCCACATCTGTGCCGTAAGTAGACCCCGGCATGTACGACACCTCTCCAGCAGATGACGTTGCCCAACCCATAAATACATACCCGTCTCGTGTAGGGCGTGCAGAGGATAGGGTTAAGTTTGACCCATATATTTTCTTTTGACTGCCCGGCGCGCCCGTTCCTCCGTTTGCATTGTAAGATACGGTATGTTCCCACGTGATAGCCGAGAGTGCGTAACTTCCGCTTGCTGAGATTGTGGACGGGTTGATTCCCGTGTTAATTGTTGCGGAAAATCCTATGTTCTTGGGCTGTCCGCTTGTCGGCATCGTAATACGGAATGTCTTAGTTCCGCCAATGTTTGTCCATATCCATTTTCCTCCACCACTTCCCACCGCAAATGTTGCGCTGCCAGATGTATTCTGCCCATCACAGCTCATGTTGTACGGTGCACCGCCGTAATTGTATCCGCCCCAGTCAAACGCAATATCAAACCTGATATCTACATCGTACTGATGCGTGAGGTTCACGTCTCCTACACCACGTACTGCGGTTACATATATTCTTCCTGTTCCTGCCATTTATTTTCTCCTTACTCGATGTAGATTAGAGAGAGATGTCCATCTCCATTGTCCAGCATAGCATAGTTGCCTACCCCAACTCGCTTAGCACTTAGATTGTCGACTTCCGCCACCGGCATATACGCTTTCTCGTTGCCGAAATACGCCAGCCCTTTGTCCCCCTCGTAGAATCCTAAACGGGAGTTGGTTAGCCTTGCTTTCAGGTCGTTGCTTGTTCCACCCAGCTCCAAAAACGGCGTAACTCCATCCGATCCCTGCCGCACCCACGTATCGATAACTTCTGTCTTGCCGTCTACGTAAGTTACGGTATTCTTAAACTCAGCACGGACCTCATTCTTGTACTTTTCGAAACTGGTATTGATGTTGTTGACGCTGGAGATTGCAGTGTTCGCAGAATCCTGTGCGTTTCCTGCTGCATCTTTTGCATCCTCGATGTCTCCCGTGTATGCTTCTACCCATTTTTCGCCGTCCCAGTACTTAAGGACGTTGTTTATCGTGTCGTACCAGAGTTTAGTCTTATCGTCTGGTGGTGTTTCAGACTTGATTGCTCCATCTGCGCCATCATCCCCTTTGTATTTTGACCACTGGTAATCTCTTGGATCGTCGCTTTCTATCTGGGATTCCTTGTTGTATGCGAGTCCGATGTAAGCCTTGTCATCAGGACTGTCAGACATTCCCTTTCCATTCTGGTCATCTGCATATTTCACCCAGGTATAATACGTCACTCCATCTTTTCCTGGATCCCCCGGTGCTCCATCGTCCACTTTGGTGATTGTCACCTCATAATATCCACGCCGGATTCCATTTTCGGTGGCTGTAAAAGAGTATACTGCCTTGGTATCCACATCATCAGCATTAACCGTCACGCTCCGCCCAGTACGGAACTCTGCGTCATCTTTACTCCACCGGAATTGTAGCTTGCCTGATACATCCACGCCATTATCGTAGGCGTAAGCTGTCAGAGTGGTGCTGCCGATACCATTTTTAAAGATGATGCCATTGTTGGTGGAGATGGAACATGTGTACACCTTATTTTTGTTGATAAGATCTTCCATCCTCTGCAATAAGCTATCCGAAATTTCGGATGTAAGCTCTTTGTAGTTAGTAAATACGGTCTTTGCGACTGTTGGATTTGTAAAGCTGCGGACTTGCTCGGACACTCTCGCCTGTAAGTATAAGATCGGATTCCATTCCTGATCCTGCATCCTTACGGTGTCCCCGATGTCGGTATCAAAATATCCTTCCACCTCATAGGTTACTACCGGTTCAGATGCGGTTTTGAGGTCAGACAGAGCCATGCTGTAAAGTTTCTCTTGGTTGTCCGTGTCATACTCTTTTCGCATTGCGATATAGGCATCATCCTTATTAACCACGTTAGACGGAAATCGGTCTCTTGCCTGTGGTGCTCTGATGATCGCACCGTCTGTAAAGTATTCCAAACGTCCGCTTGCATCGTATTCCTTTTTATCCAGACCATTGATGGTCAGCCCATCCTTCCCGGTCGGAATGATGCAGGTGTATAGGTTCTCAGCATCTGTGGTCTTCCGGATTCCGGTAATCCCTTTCCCGTATCGCAGGACAACATCATTTCGGAATGTTCCAATTCCGCTGTCCTTGTCGCTCTGCTCCCGATATACGTTTAAGATAATCTCTTTTAGTGAGTAGTCTTTATTCAAAACGGTCTCAAACTCCACTTCTGCGGAAAATACATTTGCGAGGGAAAAGAGTCTTTTTAAAATAGATGTGGTCCCTGTCCATTCGTTCGTGATCCGCTTGTCGGATACCTCATTCAGTCCTAATCGAACGGAATGTTCCGGATCAAATACATTCAGGTATTCTTCAAAACTCATGGCGTTCTCTGCTTTATACGCCCCGGCATCCTCGTTAATCAATTCAAAGGACAGAGACCATGCTTCTGCTGTCACCGTCTGTTCTGTACGCTCTGTACGGACGATATTTAAGTAGTAGTGTTTACCCTTTGCAACAAAAGCAATCTTATTTCCGGCTGTGATGTGCACGGAATCTGGATGCTTTGCGTCTACTGTAAAGGTGAAAGTATTCGCCGCCCCCTGTAAATACTCATGCAGTTCGTCGCCCCAGTAGTGCATAGACTTTCGGTGATTGTTATCCATATAAGCCAATGGCTTGTCTCCTGTACTCAGGATCCCAATTCTTACGTGTTCCATTACAGATATACCTCCCGTATTTTCGCTCTGATCGTTGGTGGTGGATTACTAAAATCTGAATAGTAAAACTGTACTTCTGTAGTTCCTGGCGGCACCTTAAAATAATCCGTTCCGGTCACCTCATGTCCTGCGGATGTCACGCCATCTACATAGACCTTGGTACTCTCTCCATTGATCTGAACCACACTCCCGGCTTGAAACCGGTTTGGAACGTCCCTTTGTGCATCCACGCTGTGACTGGTAAATTCTACAGAGTATACGTGATTTTCCCCGATTCCTTCCCCGGATCCCCAGACACCAATAAAGATGCTGATCTCGGTCACCTCAATGTCTTTCATTTCCGGCACCGTAAATGACCGCACTTCTCCGTTGACATTAAACTCAAACCGATCCCCAAACTTGGAGATACTGGATTTCCCTGCGTTTTGTCCAGTTCTTGGATTATCCCAGCTACAGTCAAACTCAATCTTATCTTTATTGATTCCATTTACAAAAAACTCTGCGTAACCTCTGTTATTTCCAAGCTCATTCTTAAACACAGTCATAGCTGCCACGTTCTTTTTGTTGCGGTCCGTCATCAAAAACTGGATGACACCCCGGTTGTTAAATGTGGATGTCGTAAAGTAATGATGCCAGGACAGCGTGCAATTCTTGGCTCCGCTGTGCGTATTGCTGTCCCTTGGCACTTGCTTTGTCCAACTCGGACCGTGCCACTGCTCTCCTGCTCCATAATCTGTGACTCGCAGGGCATAACCTCCGGTTCCGTTGGTGATTGCAAGGTTTCCGGTCTGTTTATGCTCGCTTACTACATGGACAGTGGTGGCGTTATTTAATACCCATCCGCTGGTGCTTGGAGAAAATTTGTCATTGATGAGGATTTCTGATGCTTCGTAGTCCTCCACGTCTGTTTCCTCTACCTTTCCGAGTTGGATCGTTCCGTACTGGCTGACAAGTCCAATAAAGCCATTCTCGTGTTTGTGGGTAATCTCATAGTCCACATCGCACCATTCCGTTCCGCTGTTTTGGATGGTAAGTGTCTGATATCCACTTTCCTGATGGGCTGTAAATGATTTTTCTACCGTAGAGTACTTCCGCGGATCGCAACAATAGAAAGTAAATTCTCCTTTCACATTCAGGCTTCCAGGTTCCACATCACCAACGCTCGATTTTGTCCCGATAAAATACTTATCCGGCTCATCTGCAAAAATCAGCTTTACTTGCTCCTTATTCAAAATTTCAGAAAGCTTATTAAATTTATCGCGAAACTCTCTTGGAGTTTTGCAAAGCAATTGATATCCAACCGTAATGTTTCTTGCTACATCTCGTTTCCCCACATACTCTGATCCGTCTACAAGATCTATTTCCCGCTCTGTAAACTCGGATTCTAGCAGTTCACGACCACTCACATATAATGTTCGGTATCCGTCAATTACATTTTCGATATATGTTCCGTCAATCTGCATGGCTTCACTCGGCAGGGAGCTCAATACTCCCGCCGATTCCGTATCCGCAAACTCATACATGGCTTCGTTCTCCTTTCAGTCTCATCTTCATGCTCTCTCGACTATCCAGCTCTTTCTGCGTAAATTCTGCCGTAACTCGTGCTGCTTCTCTTCCGTTGTACTCAACTGGTACAACAATTGTGTATGTAGCATTTCTGTTGTAGGAATAATCACCAGAAAGTTCAGGATTTCCGGCACCAGAAACCCGCATTCTCATATCTGTAGACAGGATTGGAATCTCTACAATACTCTGCGTAGCCTCATCAACCTTTCTAGTCATCGACTCAATTCCAAGTGCAAATCCTTCACCTACATAGGCGCCCAACCCAACAAACACTCTTGATGGGCTGTGAATTTTCGCTTTTGCCCTGACTGCAGCATCTGCAGCCGCAGCCATTTGAGCCGCAACTGATCTAATATATCCTAATGTTGCCGACATACCATTTGCAAAACCTAACCCTATGTTGTATCCGCTACTGTATGCGCCGCTTGCACCAGAAGCAAGGGATGATAATACTGCAGATACAGTTTTGATTGCGACTGCCTGTGTTGGTTGGAGCCCGTTTTGCACACCCTCTTTTGCACTGTCCCCAAGTTTCTGTCCAGAGCTTCTCGCTTTTCCTGCACCGCTATCAAATGCACTTACAATAGATTTCACCGCGCTTTTTGCCTTGTTACCAAGCGCATCCAGCCCATCGTTTACGATACTTACAGAATCTTTCATGCTTGTAATGGATTTCTGCGCTGTCTTTGCGTTCTTTGCAATGGATTTCATGCTGGAATTTACCGCCAATAATGCTGCTGCCATTGCCAGTACTCCAACACACGCCGCCGCAATTGCAACTCCAAATGCAACTACTCCGACCGTGACTCCAAGCACCGCAACGGCTACGGCAAGCAATCCAACCGCAAGGACGGCACAACCTGCCCCAGCTACAATCACACCAGCTCCAAATACCGTCATTGCAGCACCTAACGCCCCAATTGCTACAGATGCCTGCAATCCATACTCAGCAACAATCGGAAGTACATTCGCCACAATCGCAAGACCTGTACTTGCAAGCAATACTGCTGCTCCAACAAGTGCCGCAGCCGCACCGAATGCAATCAAGCCAACTGCCCCGGCCGTAAGGACAGGAGCCACCGCAGCCGCTACAACCATCAAGCCACCAATCGCTACAATCAAACCGAACATCACTGCGATTGCAAGTGGACCTGCATTCGCCAAGGAAATTGCGGACATAGTTAATACGGCGATTCCGGCCGCTGCCAAAACAACAGCTGCGCCGAATGCAACAAATCCGGCTGCGCCAGAAGATAATGTCGGAGCTACCATTTTTGCAACAATCAAAAGACCTGCAATCGCTGCCACCATTCCAACTAAAACTGCAACCGCTAAAGGACCCGAGTCCGCCACTGCCTTTGCCCCCTGGGAAAGCAGGAAAAACCCTGCACTAATCAGAGCGACACCTGCACCGAGCATCATAAACGCTTTCGCTGATTCCATAGTGCTTTTCACACTTTCTTTGCTCGACACGCCGACTTCTTTCTGCCCTTTGGAAATCCCAAATAATTTTCCGGCAATTTTGCTGATTCCTTTACCGGCAAGACCGGCAATTGCACTGGTAAATGCACCTACAAATGGAGCAACGCTTTTTGCAATCTTAAAGCCTTTATATGCAACGATTAGTTTTGGGAGTTCAGTGATCACTCTCGCAATGATATCTGCATGCTCTTCCAAGAATCCTGCAAACGCTTGGAGCGCATCCCCAGCTCCTTGAATCGCATCGCGGAACCCGTTCACGCTCTCTGTAGAGCCAAATGCTGGAATAAGTTTTCCAAGTTCTTTTCGGATTGCTCCAAATGCATCCCCAAAAGCCCCAGAAACTTGAGAAGCCTCTCTTTTTAAGATTTTCCAATAGGATCCCAAGCGAATCATTGTTGCTGGAATCCAAGTCTGCAATCTGGAAAACGCGCTTTCTACTTTTCCGTTAAATTGATTGATCGCATCCACAGCCTTACCTTTAACAAAAGAATCGTAAATGGACTGCATTCCGCTTGTCACCGTTGCTTCAAGGTTTCCCATTGCTCCTTCGAATGTCGTAACTGATTGCGCGGCTTCTCTTGCCATATCTGTCATCCCTATATTGTTCATCGCCTGCCCCAGAAGATCGGCTGTGATAGCTCCATCTTCCATTGCCTGTTTAAAATCCTCTCCTAAAATCGGATTCAATTTAATCAATTCTTTTCTTAATCCACCGGCAAGCTGCGGACTCGCATTGACGATCTGGTTCCAATCCTGCGCATGTAAAGCGCCAGATGCCATCGCCTGTGAAAATGCGAGTGCAACACTACTAAACTCCTGTGCGCCACCACCGAATACAGCAACTGCATTTCCAACGGATTCCGTTAATTTCTCTGCGTCTTTAACCCCATTTGCAGACAGAGATCCAAAGGTTGACATTACATCCTGTAAAGAAAATACTGTTTTATCAGCATAGGTCTTTAGCGTTCCTGTTGCACCTGCGATTCTCTGTATTTCATCCTCAGCATATCCGCTAAACCGCATTGCCTGTTGTAGCTTTTGCATAGCGTCAGAAGTGTTGATCGTTTCTTTGGTCAGCCCAGAAAGGCTTCCGGACACGACAGATACAGCTTTTTGTCCAATTGCCATCATTGCTCCAAAGCCAATCCCACCCATAAGTGTACTTTTTAACTCTTTGGCTGATTTTGTGGCTGCTCCGAAAACAGATTTGAACCCCTTATCCTGTGCAGACAATATCGCCTTAACCGAAAAAGTTTCTGCCATGCCATCACTCTCCTTTCATCATTCTGCCGATTATGTCTAATCTTTCATTTTTCTTCTTGCGGCCCTTTATGCGATCCACTTCTTTTTCGTAATCAAAAAACTTCCTAAATCTCTGATAAACTGGCTTTGTCTTATTTTTTCCTACCCTTTTCTCTGCTTTCACTGCAAAATTCAGGAACGCCTGCAGATGGTTTCGGTAGTCCTTGTCTACTTCTCTTAGCTGCACAGCTTCCATAAGCAGGGTGTATTCCGGGATCGTCAACCTGTCCACTTCTTCAAAGCTCTTGAAACCTAGATATCGAAAGCAATTTAAGGCCACTTCTTTGTAGGATTCTTCAAAATCTACATCATCAGCTCTCTTTTCCGTGCTTCTTCCTCTTCTATTCTCTGTTTCTCTTTCTCCACAGCATCCATAAGTTCTTTCGTTGTCCTCTTTGTAGCATTCGCACTCTTCAAGAAACCCATTACTGTATCTGTAAGATCATCGATATCTGTATTCTCGTCATCGATATAACCATCGAGCAGATTTCTTGTTACTCTTGGGTTCTGCCCTTTATTCGCAACGTCAAGAATATTCACAAGAGCTTCTGGATCTCCATCCATCAAATTCATAAGCGCGTACCGGAACCCTACATCTTTTTTAACTCCAGGTGCTCCATCTATCGGCACATTTGTCTGCTTGTTTATCTCTCTCAAAAATCCCATTCCAAAGTTAAACTGGTACACCTGTCCGTTAATTGTTAATTCCATCATTTTTAATTCCTCCATTAAAAAGAGAGCGGTCTTGCCGCCCTCTATGTACATGATCTATTCTTTTCCTACTTTTGCCTTTCCTACTTTACCTCTGCCGATTAAGGCTACATCGTCAGAGGGCATTATTCCCCCTCTTTCACGCTGTCCTTAAACACGTAATTCGCGATTTCCTGCTGCTGCGTTGTCACGGTTACATCTCCGCGTTTTCCAGAACCATTGATCCCAAATGTCAACGATACTTCAACCATATCTTCTGCGGATGATGTAATTTCAAATTCCGTAAGATACCCTTGGAAATACATGCCTTTGAATTTATTCGGTCCTCCATCTGCCGGTTCATCAAGGTTCGCCTCCCAGATTTCAATCAGTTCGTCTCCGTCCATTGCATCTTCAAGTTCGTTAACTGTTTTATCACCTTTTGCTAAGATACTGGTTGCCGTGATTTCTACCTCTGCCGCTCCGGGTGTTCGGATAGCACCGTCCTTTGTCGCGGTGGAGTCCGCATCCTTGCTTTTTGTTCTTCCATTCTCTGTCGTAAACGCAAGATTTTTTCCAGCTTCTTTAGAAGCGTTTTGGGCAAGGCGGTATAAATACACAATTTTTTTACCGGCCACCGCCTCTGCAAATAACTGTAGTCCTGTTTTAAACATACTTTTCTCCTCTCTAACTAAAACTAAATTCTATTTCCAGCAACCCGTGCAAGAGTGGCTGCTTTGTACTCTTATCCGGCAAAATCCTTTGATTTACATGCCGGACATCCCATGCAAAATTTTCTGTATGATCCAATTTTCTGCATGTATTTTTGATCGCCAACAACATTTTTGATACCGTTCCCCTCTGTCTTGGATTGTTGTGCCATATATGGATTGTCTGATGGACACTTCCAAAGACAGCGGTTTTATTGGCATCATCTATCTGGTGGTTGTCTGCGAGATAAATAAAAGGATATGGCGTACCATCCGGCGGCAAAAAGCCATCGTATACGTCATATCCTAATGATTTGATTTCTGTAAGTAATTTTGTAAATAACTCTTGCTGTGGATCCATATATCACCTCACAAGCTTTTGCAAATCTTTTTCAAACTGTTTCTTCTGTTCCTCAAATGCAGGGTTCAAATATGGCTGCGCTTCCATAAAGCGGGTTCCAAACTCCACATAAGGCGCGTACTCTGCTGTGGGCTCTACTGTAGCAGTCATTCCGCCGTCAGATACTTCTATTCCGATACTTCTTTTCAAAGTTCCAGTATCAACCGGTGCGTTCCTCTGCGCTTTTCTTTGCATATCAGAACCATTCTTTTTCACGACCGTCTTGACCGCACTCATATCCATTCGCTTTCTTAAGCCTTTATTCAACTTTGCAATTCCTTCAAATTTTACTGTAGCCATCACTGCACCTCCGATACTACAAACACATGCTTCGTTCGCAGTTTTCGTTCAAAATCCACTCTGTACAGTTTCCTTCCAACACGGATCCTGTGAAATAGCTCCGTATAGTGCGTCTGTAGTTGGATGGTCAAACTCCCTTGCTTAATCTCACCGTAAACTAAATTCATCGTTTCTGTACCAGTATCAGAAACACACCCATACCGTTTTGTTTCGGTTGTATAATCTTCCGCATAATCTCCCGTTGTAGGATTATACACTCCTTGTACTACCGTTTGAAAGAATACAGGTTTATCATATCTCATAAAAACCGAATCCTTCCTTTCTTAATCCCGCCTATGGAATCAAGATACGCCTGTATCTCCTCCATATAGGGAGCAAAGTCATTTTCTAAATAGGATGTGCTCTCTCCCGCTACAGTATGGGTTGACATTCCCTCTGACCCAATACGATTAAAACGGATCACCGCTACATCTGTGACAATATGCTGCATACTCGGCGGTACTTCCATACCGCCAAGAAGCAGTTTTAGTCGATTTTTTACAGATTCCAGAATCAACAAAAGCTTTTCATCAGAATCCCTGTCAGAACTGTCAATCCCCAAAAGGATTTTCAAGTCGTCTAACATCTCATCACCTCATTTATTGAGACACGATCACTGCACTGCCTTTTGCAACAGCTTTAAACCCAGGATCTGCTTCCACAATTGTCAGATGCTCTCCATTTGTTCCATCAATTTCAGAAACTCCGTCCCATTTCTTCCATGTTTTCACATCCATTCCATAAGTTACTGCTTCCGCGCTCCCGGCTTTCACTTTATACTTCCAGCAGTTATTCATAGATGACAATTGCTTATCTACAGATGGAAGAGTCTTTCCATTTTCAGAACCCTTCACAGATGCTACTTTTAGTTCCCCAAGTTTCTGTGTATTTTCACCGCCTACCGACATATATGCAATGGCATCCATATACTCGCAAAAAATACGAAGCCCCATAATTGCAAACATATCTGAAATCGCTCTTTCATAAGTTCCCTGAGCATGAAATCCGATGAACCCAGTTGCTGAATCCGTAGTATATGACAGTCCGGCTTTTACAAACTCGGAATCTGCTGGATCCACATAGTATGCGATCATATTGTTTAGTGGGGTTGCAATTACTGTTTTTTCTGGAATTTCTGATGTTACAAATACGACATCTGCACCAAGGAAGTTTTTAATGTACGACATTCCAAACGAAGTCTGCAATGTGATATCGGCTGCTCCGACATATCTATAAACATCCAAAGTATTCACCCATACTGCAATCCCTGTAGCTGTTCTGTTCATGCTCTCAAATTTTTCTTTCACCTTTCCAATGGACATTGCGATCGCCATCTGCCATGTAGTTTCATGCCCTACAAGTGACCCGGCCTTTAACTGAGCATACAACTTTTCTTTGACTTTATTCTGTAGATCTGATTGAAACTCCTCATCCGTAGACTGCACCGCAGCATCATACCCTTTCTCCGCAATCGCTTCTATAGATACAGCTTTTCTGTATTTTTCAATTTTGATTGTATCGAACGGTGTTTCCTCCACAGTATACTGAGATAATGGAATCTCTTCTCCCTCTCCAACATCTCCAGATTTTAACTCACCTTTCACAGTCTTTGTTTTCAAAACTGTTCCATTTGCTTTGCGAATCATCCGTGTAATCCCAAGAACATCCAACAAATCCTGAATATTCTTTCCAAAACTCGTTACAAAATCAATTTCACGTGCTCTGACCTGGATCTGTGCCTGTCCGGTCATACCTTCTGGAGCTGCAAATACCTGTAATCCTAAATTTCCAATATCATGCATATCTTCTTTCTCTCCTTTATTGAAATAATGTCATGTTTTCTGCAATTAACTTCTGTCTTTCAGATGGATTTTTAATTGCCAGAATCTGATCTTTTGTCATTGTTCCTTTTCCGCCAGTCCCAACTTTTGGCGTATTTCCTTTTAAAGCATCCTTTACTGCAGCCTGTATTGCTGCTTTATACAACTTCGTAAATGATTCTACTGCTTCTTTTGTTTTTTCAGCATCCTCACTTACAAGATGGGAAAGCAATTCATCCGGAAGGTTGATTTCTTCCTCTGCCAGCATCTTTCTTGCTGTCTTTGCCATATCTGAAAGAGCATTCTGGCGTTTCAGATCGCTCAGTTCTTTCTCCAGCTTATTTGCCCTGTATTCAGCCTTCTCCTCTTTTGTCATCTGCGCCAGACGTTCTGCTTCAGACATTTTATCGTCCGTCAACGCTTTCCATTTCTGTTGGGCATTTGCTACCGCAGTCTGAGTTGCTTTCTGCACACGCCTATCAAATTCTGCCTGATTTCCACCTTGCTTTAAAAAATCATCAAAAGATAACGGATGATTTTTATCACCAGATCCCCCATTTCCTACTCCGTCTCCGTTTGCGTGTACGCCACCGTCTCCGTCGCCTTCTGCAAAAATCTGTAATTTTGCCATTGGTACTCTCCAACAACTCAATAACTTTTTATGTTTCATCTCATGTTTCCTTCCTGCCCCAACCCGTTCAATTAAGCCCAGGTCATTGCTCGAATCTTAGTTTTACGACTTTTCGGTCGCATCAAGTTACACCACCCGAACACATTCCGGGAATTCATCAGCAATCATACTGACTCCAATGAAAAAGGAATCCACCAGAGTCTTTCCTTTCTCTGATAGATTCCTGTATTCTATCTCAGCCCTTCCGGGAGATACCCTATATTCTATTTCATCACCTGCTAGGTCCTTAATGGACTGGATCAGTGTCTGCATAAGCGCTGTAACTCCTGCGCACACAATATCTTTCCCTAGTTCTGCGTACCCGGCATGACCAGAAATTTCCATTTGCTCTGGCCGAATTCTTACTTCAATCAAATCACATCACCTCCAAAATTGGTATAAAAATACCACCAGCCTTTTTCTGACTAGTGGTATCTATCTTAGATTCAAATAACCATTTTCATAAAGAAAATCAATTTCTTCTACTGTGAGTTTACTGACTGGATTTTCCCAGCCGTCATCTTCTGTTTTTAAATCCGGTATCTCTATTTCTGTTGGACTGCACCCTAACTTTTCGCATATTCTCTTATATTCTTTCTCTTTATCCATCATAACACCTTCATTTCAACACCTGAATCATAAAACATATTTTCTACAGAATCAGTATATCCTTCTTTTTCCATTCTTTCAAGGGCATAGTTGCAAATTATCTTATTAAATCTTTTTTCATCAACAGAATACTGAAAAATCTTGCCGTCATGACATACAACAACCCCACATTTATATTTCCTCTGCAAGCAAGCCAGTATATCTCCCATACTCGGAACACTGCTTCCTGGATGATTATGTATTCCAATGATGGTATACAGTTCCGCATTTTTCAGCATTGCATCCATTTTCTTATTCGGCTTTGCGCGACTTTCAACATCATAATCCTTGTTGATTTCATATTTTCCGGTTTTCCCATCAATATATGCTAAATCTTCAAATTTTGTTCCCGACCTGTGGAATAACATGTCTTTCGAAATCTTCCATATATTTCTATTAACCTTTGTTGTATTAGACATCTTATCAACTCGTCTTCTGTACTCCGGAGAATTGATGAGATTTGAGTCAACAACCGTATTTTTGTACTTATACTTCCTTTTACTTTCTTCTTTCTCTCTACTGTTTTTCCATTCATCAAAGTTCATTCCATGCTCAGAATATCCATTCAGCCATTCATGATACTCCTTATCATCCATATATGCCGCAGTGCTGCACCTACATCTGGGATGCATCGGAGGGGCGTTGGCTCCAGGCATCATTTTGGAAACTTTAAATTGCTTCTCATCCAGCCCTTTGCAAATTGGACAGGCATCTCCTAGTGCAAGAAACGTATATTCATCAAACCCGTTCTTTTCAAAAGATTGTTTCTGCGCTTCTGTCTGCACCCTTGCAAGTTCTGTTACCATCAGACGCTCCGCGTTGCTCTGACTGACTCCGAATCGTTTTCTGAGATGTGTTGCCAATTTTTTCGGATTTTGCCCTTGGATAAGTCCAATTTGCAATAACTTGGCTAACTCCGATTTTAACATATCTTGGTACATCCAGATGCGATCTGAAAAAGTCGCATTGCGAAAAGATGCATTGACAATAACTCTTGCCTTTTTGGCATTATTTTGTACGGTTTTTCCAAGGATGCCAGCCTGACGCTTCAACTCCTTTTCTGTCCGATCATACAAAATCTGATCAAACAGCTTATCTATTTCATCGAATCCGGCTACCATTTCAAGTCCGATCTGAGCTTTCAGAAGTTCCAGCCTGTTTACTTTCATTGTGAGATTGTAAAGACGCATTTCCGCATTTGCCTTGTCAGAAAATTCTTTATCTTTCACATATTCCTTTGCCTTTCTTGCATAAGATTCAATATCCAATTTCGCAACTCTTTTCTTCGCTTCTGAAAGAGTGATTCCTTCTTTCCTTGCATATCGGACATAAAAACCATTGATCTGTTTTTCAATCTCATCCATCATATTCTGATAGATTTCATCTAATTGTTCCCTAAACTCCTTTTCTTCCTGTACATTATGTTTCTTCTGCTCTGCTTCTCTTTCTTTCCAGTACTCCTGACTGCTCACCTGGTCCACCTCCGAACATGCTATTCATCACAGCATCTTCTCTTTGCTGATTTTCTTCCTCGATTTTTTTTATCTCTTCCTTCACATTATCTACGATAGAAAGCGTTTTAAGCTGGGTATCCTGTGACACAATTCCCTCCAAATTGCCTGCAATCTGAGTCTCTTCCAAGATATTTGCTGGAAAGTTTGGCGTAAAATGTGGATGAATCAACACAAAATCGTCTTTTTTCATTCCAGATACAGGATTACTAAAAATCAATCTGTATCTTCGATTCATTCCAGCAGAAAACTTTCGTTCTTTTGTTTTTTCCAGATTGCTCATTGCCTGCAACTTGTACTTTAAGGCGATGCCGGATGTAGTTCCAAAGTTTTCATCCGAAATGTTAGCTACCATGCTGATCTGAAAAATCAACTTTTCCAGTCTGTCAATCAGATGCTCTTGCGTATTATCTCCGTCCGGCTTGCTCATAAATTCAACGATCACATTCTCTGTATCTCCGTCAAGGTTTATAATCCTGTTATCTCTAATATGTTCCGTTTCGTCATTTCCCAGGAGAGTCCCAAGTATTTTCAGGTATGCATCTGCAAAATAATCTACATCATTCGCTTTTTCGGAGATCGTCTTATTATATGCATTTATCATCGTCATAACCGGCTCAAAAATCCCAATCCGTTCCGCGTTCTCCACGAATTCTGCTGCCGGAACACCATCGAAACCATGAATCTTTTCTTCTGTCTCCCATACAATACGTCCTTTTAATACAAACCACTTAACCTTTTGTTGATCTGATACACTACCATGTAATACCTGATCCGCATCCGTGTACAGCCTCACAAAATAACGTTCCTTACTGAGTACAGAATCATCGTACACCATAAATGCATCCATCGGAGAAAGATATGTAATCCCGATGTTGCCAAGATCATCTACATAATACATTTCATATCCTTTTCCGTATATGCTACATATTTTTGACAATTCCGCGTTGTTATCGTCCTGGTTATTATACTGATCCAAAAATTCAACATATTTCTCAACATCTTCATTCCCGTCCACAGACAACTTGATTGGATTCCCAATAAAAAATCCATTCATGGTATCCACAATATATTTTGCAAAATTTACTGCAATACGGTTATCCGGCTTCCATCTTGGTTTTTTAGGCTCGTAAAAAATCGGATAATCTGTTTCATACGCCTTTCGAAGTTCCTCATACCGAAAAACACATTCTGCGCGATGTCTCTCTATAAACTGACCAAGCGTCTCATCTGTCAGTTCTTCTTCCGATGAAATCCTGTATATCATCTATAATCCTCCCTGAATCGTTCGATTTAGTCTCACTGGCACTCGTCTCTCCTGCTCAATGGAATACCGAAGCATTGCCATTGCGTCATCAAAGAAATTCACTGGCTCGTCTGTGAAAGTATTTGTCTTCTCATCCTTCTTCCATTTCCACTGCTGAATCTCTTTGATTGTGTTTACGCAAGATGGATGAATGTAGATGGTGTGCTGTTTTAGGTAATCAATCTGTGCTTTTACGCTGTTTGGCTCTTTCTTTACCGGACGCGCTCTGTATCCTGCTTTCTGCCACATCTTAATCCTGTCTGGCTCAGCAGAATCGCAATACATGGTAATTCGCTTCTGGAATTTTCCCTCGGCCATCTGTATGATCTCTGATGTATCTTTTTCAAATACATACAATTCCCGGCATAAGTAGATATCTCCATCTTTGAATCCAACCTCCCCGATACAGTTCGCATGGTTGAATCCAAAATCCTGTGAATTTACCATGTAATCGAATCTTTCTGGGGATGTGTCGAATTCCTCAATCACATAATTTGTAAGAATCAGACCTCCGGTCTCTCCCCATTCACCAAGTCCGTAAATCCGATATCCGTCCGGATCCCGTTCTTTACGCATCATCATACGCCGGTGATATGCTTCGTCTATGAACCGGTTCTGCAGGTACGTGGACTGATGTGTGTATACATCATCACTTTTTATGTCAAAATATTTCGCTTTTAACCAGTGCGTTGCTGACACCGGATTGAAGCTGAATGTAATCTGGTAATACAAAAATGGATTGAATGACAAGTCACCTCTGAGTCGGTCATCGAGAATATCGACATCCGCTTCGTAAAGCTCCGTTGCTTCTTCAATCCATATCCATGTTAATTTTCCGACATCAAATGTGATAGACTTTACTTTTTCTCGCTGTCCATCATCTTTCATCCCTCGGAAAATCACTTTATTTCCTGTCACTTTCGAGATCAGCTCCATTGGATTACTTCTGATCTGCCAGAATAATCCTGCTTTATCCCCGTATATTTTATATATTGCACTCTTTAGCTCCGCATAAGTACTATCTTTGTTTGTTGTGTCTACTTTCCGGACGCACAGAAGATTCGCACCTTTGTACTTCGGATCACCAAGTTTGATGATAAAATTCTGTGCAATGTTTACTGACTTCCCAGAACCGGCAGAGCCTTTTGCCAATCGGTATCGTTTCTTGCACTCATTGAATTCTTTAAAATTTCTGTTAAATCCAACATTAACTTCCTTCATCTTCATCACCATAGTCTACTACAATCTTCATGTCCATATCTCCTGCTACATCCAGCTTGTCATTCCACATACCTAAATGCCTGCCGAGAAGCTCGAGCGCCTTTACCTTGTCGCAGGGCTTCTGTTCCAATCCATCGCGCCCCTTTTTAATCGTTCCGAGGGCTCGCCGCTGTTCCTCAGTAAGGTTATCTGTAAGCTCCAATTCTACGGTCCGATACAGAATCGGTTCTCCGTCTTCTCCTACGAGCGGAATAATATTTCCATCTACTTCTGCTGTAGCCTGTTTCTCAACTACTTTCGCGTAGTCTGAAGCCTTGGAAAAAGCAATGGCAGCCAGTTCATTTAAAACTCGATCCTGCGTGATCTCCGTCCGCTTCTGCCGCTCTTCCATTCTTTCGGTAATATATTCTGCAACCTTAGCATTTCTTAGCAACTTACTTCCATTTACTGCTGCTGACTCTTCTTTCTTTACGCTTGGATATGCGACGCGGTAAGCCCGTGTGGCATTTAGATCAATCAAGTACTCATCTGCAAATATTTTCTGTTTTTCTGTCATAGGACTCACCACCTTCCAATCTGTTAATTTAATACATAGAAAAAGAGACACCGAAGTGCCTCTGAACTTTTACAACTCTTTTGCTATCTCTATCGCTTCTTGACTCAATTGATTTCCCTGACTATTCCATCCTTTTTCATTATTCCTTCCGCCATGTACTGAATAATGATTCGGAAGGAACCCGCGATCTATAAAATTATTTACTATCTCACGAAATTCTTCTAGCTCTATTCCTAATTTTCTCCCAGTTACCCTATCCATCTTACGCGGCTCATCACATACAGCCTGATAAAATGCTTTTAAAACTTTCTTTTCATTATCTGTCATGTCTGTCCTCCATTTTAATACAATTCCTTTTTGCCAAACGTCTTTCTTGCACCTTACTTGATAATAAAATTTCAGAATACAATGCAAAGTCGTTTTAACTTCTCGGAACTCTATTAACTTTAAAAGGTGCTTATACATCTGGCTGTTACATCTATTCCAACAACAGCGCTATCGATATGCTTAGTATACCATATCATTTTAGCACTCGCAACAAAAGAGTGCTAATTTATAATTTTTTAATATTTAGGACTACTGCAAAATGTAAATGACAACAAAAAGCCAAAATAACTCAACACAAAATCTATAAGAAAGAGGAACTTGCAGTAGTCCACAGTCCGAACAACGGGAGTCGAACCCATGACACACAGCTTATAAGGCTGCTGCTCTAACCAACTGAGCTATGTCCGGTAGGATGCCTTTTATTGACATCCTTTACCCTATCCGCAATCGGGTACGCTGATTACACTAAATATAGATTGCTGAATCTATTTTTGTTTGTTTTGCAGATCTGCGGATATCTGCGTTTTGGTACCATTGCAATGTAAGTCCGGTGTGCACTCCCAGAACAGACCTCAGCTGTGCAGCCTGTATACTCACATCACAAAGCGGAGCACCTGGAATCGAACCAAGGACGCGGCGATACCCCGCACATCTACCACTGATGCTATACTCCGCATAAAAACACCGCCAGACGAGAAAGGGCAGAAGTCCGGCGGTGTTCCGAATGTTGTTTGGAAAGCTTTTGGAGTCTTTCTTCTAACTCCATGTTATACTATATATTATTTAAAGCGGACAATGTGGACAAAACGGACAAACTTCTATTTTTCTTTCATCCACCTCTGAAATTCTTTCCTTGCGCTTTCCCCTGTGCAATTTCCTTTCATCTTCGCAGCTACTTCATCCCATGTCAGTCCTTGCATCACCTTGAACCGGATAATCCTCTGCATCCTTACCGGAGCTTTATTGATTACTCGCTCTGCTTTTACTTTAATCCGCTTTGCGTTCAGCTTTCGTTCTTCCAACAACCGTTCCTCTTCGTCTATATTCACCGTGTTCTCTATACATCCAGAGATATTAAAGCTCTGCGGTTGGTACGGAAACTCTGGATTGCTGCCTGTCACTTTATCCTGTACGATTGACTTTCTTCTGTGCCGTCTGATATCTTCCTCTGTCTCTTTCACAAGTGCTTTCGCATCCATGTACTCATAGATTATATTCTTATCCACCTCAATCACCTCCCGGAATTGGCTTTTTGATGTTGTACTTGCTTGCTATGTATCCTAGAGTGTCCGTATTTGTTCTGTCAGCCCTTTTAAAATCACAGGCAAAGGCTTTATGCTCCTGTTGCTTTAAAGCTGTCTCACAGGGCTTTCTCGTTGCCATATCATGTGCTTCAATCTTACGGATGACTCCCGCTGTCTCCTTTCTGCGTTTCAGGGTATCTCTTGTCATTCCTGCACCACCTCAATATCTTCTCCTGTCAGCTCTTCAAGCTTCTGTCGCATTTCCTCGATGGTCATTTTCTTTGGTTCTTTGCGCTCCCAGATGAGTTCGAGGTTGCGATCACAGAACGCTTTTTCTATGGTTCCTAGTGATTCATGGATAATTCTATAGACCTTGACGATATCCCCGTCTCTGTTGGTACCGCACCACTTCAAATTATTTGTATATCTGCTGATTTCATTGTGTCCGCATTCTCTTACGGCCACCCCAGCTAATACAAGATACCTATTCCCATTTCTCTGTTCAACTACCATTCCGTCTTTTAAATCTGACTTTGTAAATTCTTTCTGCATGTAATCACCACATTCCAAGATTTTATAATTGTACTTTTCTGCAAAATCACGAGACGAATATTCTCCGTTTCCGTAATAACACGTTCCTTCGTGGTGCGTATTATAATTTGTATTTTTCAAATAACTTTCTCCGTTACACCACTTCATTCCATGTTCGTGCATCTGCCTGCAGAAATCTTTTGCTTCTTCTTCGGTCTTGCAATTCACCGCAATCTTATTGTCTTTATTTTTAAATTCATCCCAGTTAAATTTTCTCATATTTTCTACCTCGCTATCTTTCGCACGATCCAATCCAAAAACACCACAAATAACAGTATCGGGAATCCCGCAGCCATCAGGTAATCCGCACCTTCTAGTTTTACATCCTCTTCCAATCCTGTCTTTAGGGCAATCACTGTTCCAAGCCCCAGGATGTAATACAGGGCTAGGAATGCGATTGTGATTAAAATGTCCATGTTATTCCTCCTTGTATGGTTCTGGAAATGGCTGCCATGCAACAACTTCTTTCTTATTTGCTTCTATGAACTCATTATAAAATTCTTCGTAAATATACCATCGATCGTCTCTAACTCTGTAAAAACCACACTTAACAGCTCCATATGATGTTTGCACATTCAGCAATGGATAATATTTACCATCACCAGCTTCCGGCAATTTATCACTTACCGGAATCCAACCGTTTTTACTAGGGACATTTGTGTCCTTGGCTAACTCTAAATACTTCTTCATTTTACGAATTGCTTGCACTATCACGCCATCATCGCAATTGCATATACCATCTTCCACGTCAAAGCAAGCACCTTCGCATTGATTAAAGCATTTTTCATTTTCTTCTATTAGTTCTTTGATCGCTACAATTTCTTTTTCTTCCAAAATCTTCTCTAGTACGTTCATTCCGTATCCTCCTTATCCACATACTTCTCTACGACATCTGCTGCACAAGTCAGCCCATAAATATAGCTTTCCAGCTCTTCTGCTGTTTTGCTCGCTCCGTGTTTTCGCTTTTCTTCTTTCAACGTTTCGTAGGCATCATTTTTCATGGATTCGATTTCTTCCACGATTTTCTCCGGTATATTCATTTTTCCTCTCCACTTCATTGTCGTATTTCAGGCACTTTCCATCCTTGTACGCTATGCATCGCTCTTTAATGCACGGATTTAATACTGGTCTGACAAAATCTCCATTTCCTACGAGCATTGCTTTTACCTCTTCTTTTCCGACTAAATCAGGGCAAAATAAAATCATCACTCCACCCCTTTCATATAGCATCCCCAGAATGTCTTACTCTTCTTTCCACTTCTGTGTCCAAATAATGGCTTCTGTCCAATTGCATCCCATACTTCGCTTGCCGGTATGTCATACTCGCTCCACTTAAAAATCAGTACCCCGTCTTCTTTTAGAACCCTCATGCATTCAGTAAATCCATCATGTAACATTTTTCTCCAGTTTTCTCCAAGTTTCCCATACTTCTTGGCTAGCCATGCAGTCTCTCCAACTTTCTTTAGGTGCGGAGGATCAAATACTACCAGTGAAAAGCTATCATCTCCAAACGGAAGATTCGTAAAATCGCACTGTATGTCTGGATCTATAGAACACAACCTTTCAGACGCTTTCCAGATTCCGGAAAAAGATTCCCTTCTCTTGTCACAATATATTACGGACGGGTTTTCTTTATCGAACCAAATCGTCTTGGATCCACAGGTTGCATCTAATATTTTCTTTCCCTTGCAATCTTCCTCATATTCCGGACACTCCGCACAATACTCATACCGGTCCATTCTTGCGCACTGCTCTTTGCACACTTCGTTTTCTGGGCATTCTATGCAGCAACGATCGGATCCGCATATACTTGTTAATTTGCATCTTCCCATCATAGCTATTTCACCCTCCTGTTCCATTTCCCTATAGCAGTAGTTTCTAAAGCATATCTTCGCGTTGCGACTCCGCATTCTTCGCAGTACACGAAAGCTGATATAACTTTTTCGTCAAATCCATAATGGATTTTCAGTGTCGCTTCTCCACCACAAAACGGACATTTCTTTAATTCTTCCATGTTACTCACTCCAATCTAATCTCTGTCCACAATGATTGCAGCAATCAGAATCCCAATGACAAAACATTTCTATATCTGCCATATTTCCAAACAGTCTTTTGCATCTAGGACACGACGCTTGTCCATTCCAGTTTTCTACTTTCTTCGGCAACTGCTTTTCTAGTGCTTCGATTGCTATTAGAAATGCATCAACATAATTGTTATAATCACTTTTTTCTCTCGTTTTTGGTGGAAGTGAGCATAATGTTGCGTTATACATGTCTCGCATTTTACACATTCTTTCTATCGCTTCTCTAATTTTCTTCTCATCCATCTAATTTTCCTCCCGTTATTTCCAACCATAAACCACTCTCTCCATCTTTTTCGTAGAGAAAATCTGTCTCTATACAGCAGGATGCCAACTCATTCATTGTCCTCACGCAATCCTCTGCATCAGCGCATTTGATCGTGTCGCCTTTTCGTAAGCGTGTTTCTTTCACTTTTGGCATTAGTCATTCCTCCGTAATAAAGTCTTCTATGCTCATTTGCCCTGGTATGTTTTTGTCTTCCATCCACCAGTTAAAAACTTCTTCTCCTGTTTTCCACGTATTCTCTTTTCCTCTCCTTGTTCTTTCTTGTAACATTCTTTCAAACGCATGTATGTATAATTTCTTGTATTCCGGGAAGTCTGCAAATTCTTTGTATCGTTTCTTTCCTGCCATCACGCAACCAATGCACCCCACACGATCATATCCGCACTGGTACAGCTCGCACGTCTCTATTTTCTCGGAATTTATATATCCCCAGATATCACTATGCGTCCAATCTATGATAGGATTTACAATCATTTTTTTCTGCTGCATACATAGCTCACTCATCCGTCTTCGTGCATCGTTATCCTCCATCAGCATTATCTTCGTAAATTTTTCTTTCTCTTTTTTGGTTTGTCAGAGCTTTTCAAACTCTTCCCTTTTCAATCTGGAAGTACTTTCGTCCCATCTTACTCCGGTTGCGATATACCGGTTTGCACATCCAGTTTCTTTCAGCGTAGAGCAACAGTATCTTACCAATCTTGTCGGCGGCATAAGCTTTTCGGGAATTAACCTCCACATGCTAATCAATTTTCCTTTATAACGTGGTTTTTCTATCTCGCACTTAATTCCATGCAGTTCCAGTTCTCGAAATACCTTCCGGATATGCCGAACTGTCTGTGGCGCATCTGCCGTTGTATGGCTGTTATGCACTTCAAACGGGATTCCGGATTTCTTAAAAATCTCTAACATCACATCACTATCCTTTCCTCCGCTATACGTACAAACAAGCGGTCTACCATAGTGATGTAGACTCATTTCACTTGCCATTTTAATTCTTTCGATTGCTTTTTTCTCTTTATCCATTTTCTCAGAAGCCCGGTATACCCTTGCCCCGGCCGGAGGCTGGCTCCTTTCTATTTTCGCTTATTTTTTATAACCTACTGCAAATACCTCCGCATTAATATCCGGTTTTGATTCGACATCGCCCTGTTGAGCCGGCAACTGGTCCTCACCCAACCCTCGTGAAACTCCATGTAATTTGCAATGTTGCCAAAGATATCCTTGACCGAAGTTTCCTGCTTCTTCGACTCAGGCAGCATATCATTGTCTTTTAAAAAGTTTTTGAACGTTTCAATACTTACATCGATTCCGCTCTCTTCGCTTATTGCTGCATAGATGTTCTGGATCGTAAGTCCGTATTCGATCATGCACTTAATTTCTCCCTTGTACGGTTCGTATTGTTTTCTTTTATTTTCCATTTTTCTTAACCACATCCTCTTGTTTGCTATTACCCTCTTTTTCACTTCTTTTCCAGTAATATCCTCAAGTACTCTGCAGATATGCTCATCCGTGCATCCGAGTTTTACTATCTCTTCGATCTGGAACTTGTAGGGATCCAGAAAGTGTCCTGGTCTACTCATTTCCCTCTCACCCTATTCTTTCTCTTCCGCTTTGTGCTGCCGCGCGTAAACGCATCCATATTTCCGTGTCTCAATCCGGTAGACTGTTTCCTATAGACTCTAAAACCGTATCTTTTTCTGTTCATGTTTGCCTCCTAACTGAAACTTACTTCCGGCTCTTCCTCTGGACATATTTCTCCACCTGCTTCCATTTCGTTTATGATGATTTTCGTTCCCGCTCTTTGTAATCTCAGCAACAGCATGTCAAATTCCCCAAGGTATCTCAACGACTTAATGTCTACACATCCCAAACTGTCAAGTGTATACTCTTTCTCAAAATCCCATTTCGATATCGGAATTTCCATATTCAACTCTTCATCGTGTTCGTTTTCGAAAATGATTACCGCCCTATGCAGGGAGCTCCAAGTAGATCTTTCACACTCTTCTATTAGCATCTCGCAACTGACCGATTCGTAGTGTGGTCCATCGTCAAACTCCACTTCCAGACCAGTTGTACTGATCTTCTTTTCGCACATTGCAATCCATGCATCAAACAGATCCGTGACTTCCATTTCTTTTTCTTCCTGCTTGATTGATAATTCCTTAAAATTTTCTAGAATCTTTTTATTCTCAATGCAAGCATCGGAATTTACGATTTCTGTAAGCACCGTATCCAACTTTGGAAGGTATTCCGAAAAATCATACTTCTCTATGTACGGCACCATGACATCGTTTATCTTTTTCTTCAGTGCCTTTTCCGCATCTCCCCATCTAAACGCTGATCCTATTGCCGATTCTATCGATTCCTTAAATTTCTTTTTGAGTATTTCCTTTACTTCTTCCTCGGAGAGACACTCCTGTGCCATTTTTAATAATTCTTCTTTCATTTTGTTCCTCCTTAATTCGAATTCAACAGCTGCTCTTCCAGAGAGTCCATGTCGTATTCTCTGCGCTCAAAGTTGTTTAGATTTCTGCTTACTGGCGGTTTTGCTGGCATTTTTTCCGTCTGCTCTTGGTTAAGATAAACATCGAAATTACTGCCGAACAGGGTTTTTGGTCTTAGATATATCCTCATATCCTTAATGCCGCGCTGTAATTCCTCTTTTGTCGGCTTTCTGCCCCACTCATGGTATTTTTTATCAATCACCGTCTTAAAGTCATCCAGAGTGTATCCTTCATTGAATCTGGCTTTTATTTCCTTCTGGTTACTCTTAACATCCCACCTTAGTTTCTTGCCTGTCTTTTCATTCAGGTAAGTTATGATCTCTTTGTACGGGACATATATATTATTATCTTTTTCTTTATCTTCTTCTTTATCTATATCTGAAACAGCGACGTCAGACGTTCTTTCAGACGACTTGTCAGACGATTTTTCGATCAAAGCTCTTTGTTTGGCTCTTCTTTCCTCTTGGTACAGCCTGTCACGCTCTTTTTTCCGTTCATAAGCATCCAATGTCTGGTGCTTATTCCAGTTCGGGATCGTGATTATTCCCTCCACTATCTCAATCATTTTAAATTGCTCAAACGCATTCAAAGCCAACTTTACAGTGGATTCATTCATTCTAAAGATTGTTGCCAGCATCTTGTCTGTGTAGGGAATCTTGTCATTCATCAGGAATACACCACCGTTATTCTTTTTCCCGGCAAGACATAGCAACTTGAACCAGACTGTTATAATTGCATAAGCATCCGGTAAACTCTCTATCAGCAATATCTTTTCATCATCAAAGATATCCGTTGCTATCTTGATCCATTTCACCTCTGCCATTACTCATCCTCCGCAATATAGACCACCACGCAAGGTGTATCCGAGTACACTTTTTCAATCTCCAGACTGGTTACCTGCTTATCATCCGTATATGCGACTCCATTCAGGCCATCCAGAATGATTTTTGCAATGTTGTCTAAGTCAGGCTTCTTATTCGGCTTCATTTCTCCTTTTAAAGCCCTATCCTTATTCTTCTTAGACCAGCTCTCTGGAATCGGAAATTTCGCTAAAATTCGAACTCTCAGAGGGATGTCCGTGTAAAGCACGCCTATACTCTGCTTGTAAATCCTTGCAACTTCCTTTTCGTATTTTTTGCTTTCGTCTGGCGTATATGTAATGACTTTAAATCCGGCTCTGCGGAATCTCGGTCTTGCTTTTCCAACCGGTTTGCCCGGAATTGTAATTACCATTTATTCTCCTTTCTGCTCCCGGAATTACCGGGAGACAATGAATCTGGCTTACTTAAGGTATTTGTGACGTACTGTGCAGCAGCCATGAACGGGTTACAATTTATAGCGAAAGGTTACCCTTTGCTAACATAGTGAAATTCTTGTCGGAACTGCTCTTCTGTTCCGTAGTGCTGCAAATAATACTCTTTGCAGCGTTTTCTTAAGTATCGGTCAACTTTTGATGCATTCTCCCCTGCCCTTGTTCCGTTTGGATGCAGGTCTGGTCTCAATGGAGCGATAAAACCATAATCCTCCGAAAGTTCAATTTCTTTCGATGTGTGACTAAAAACATGATGCCTCTCCACTCCGTAAACTCCGGTGTACATGCAGTGATCCATATCCTCTGTGAATATGCTCCACAGCTTCTTTGGTCTGCCGGACGTCCTCTGATGACCTTTTTTCTTTTTCTTGCGCTTCGGCTTAGGGAATGCCATGTTACTGTAATCAATGCTCACAGTTCAATCCCCCATTTTTGTCTAAGCTCTTCTTTTTCATCTGGGGTCAAAAGGTCTGCATCTGGTATTCCAACCTCTCTGCAATCTTCCAACACGCCTTTGATGAGTCTGCTCATTTCTTTTGTGTTATACTTGCTTGACCCTTTGTAGCATTGCAGAGTGTGTAATGTTTCAGTTCTCCCTTTTAGGTCTTTTACTTCCTGTGCTCCACGATCTATCACAATCCGGAACACTGACTGTGCCAGATAGATGTCTTTTTCCCGGAGCGGTATATACTCGAAAGCGCCGTGGGATTTTAATTCATTTAGGTACGCTTGCCATCTGGTAATATTCAGCTTGTCTGCTAATTTATCGAGTAACACCCACAAGTAAGAGTTTGCGTCAAGGCTTCTCTTTGCTCTGTACGGCTTTATTTCAAGCGTTAATTTCTCATAATCTTTCAGTTCATCGTAGGCTTGTCGGAAGTCCTCTATAGGCTCGAATAGAATGGTCAGCTTTCCACTGTGATAATCTGCGACAGGTTCTTTCAATCTTCCTGTAAACCTCATTATTCTTCTCCCATATTTCTCATAAGCTTTTTAAATTGCTCCACTGTCAGTTCTCGCAAGCCAGACACCTTATAAGCCCGACACACATTCGCTATTGTCTGCTTATGCTTAGGAATGCAAATTTCCAGTGTTTTTACCTGTGATTCGGTCACATAGTTTTTGGGAGGTTCTTCTTGATTAGCAGGATTATAATTTCCGGCATTTCTACCAAGCGAAAATACTACTTTTCCGGTTTTCTCATTTTCGATTTTCAGTGCATCTATGTTTCTTTCTTTGTCATAACCAACATAACTTACTCGGAAACGATCATAACAAGTGCTTCCATTACCATTCTGTTTCGCGGAAATTTCGCATTTATCGGATGAGATCCAAATAAACGGAGCGGTATATAACTCTCTTCCGATTCCCCAATTAAAGCAAGCTCTCTTAAAGCTGTCGGATGCAAGGCCTTTCTGTTTTTCAGTAAAGCTTTCCGTTCCTGTATCTTCTTTGGAAACCCAGATACCTTTATCATCATCCCATATACTCACGGTGCAGTTTGCGTTGTCTCTGCTATGTTCTCTTTTCCAATTTAGCTTTCCAACAGTTTCATCCAAGATATTCATATCGCACCTTGCATCTTTGTATAGTAATAGTGATATCCCATTACTCTTCACCGTTGCGATACGACATTCAATCTCGTTCGCTTTTAATGTTCTGAACTCCATATTTCTCACCTACCGAATCTGAATATTATTGTTCTGTACCAATACAACTCCAGATAACTCAACACCATCTTTCAGTGCCTTTTTCACCTTTGTTTTATCAACCTCAGGATCAGCAAATTTCAAGTATTCCTTGTCCAGTTTTGAAACATCTTGCACCTCTACACTCTCTGATTTTCGATAAGAGATGCTGACTCTTGCTGTTTTAAATTTTTCACCACACAAATAACCAGACAGGTATTCTTTTAGATTTCTTGCCTTGTTTTCACATGATTTCTGGCGGTCAGCCAGTTTATTTTTTTCTGCCTTGATTGCTTCTGCATCAGATAAGAGGTTTTTGATCCAGAGAGCAATTCCCTCTACCTTTTTGTCAAAATCCATCTGTAGCTGTGCCAGCTTTTCCGGGTCGATAATCTCTCCTGTTTCCTGATCTACACAATTCAAAATCTCTTCATCAATCTCGTATAATGTTGCCATTTGTTATTTCCTCCATAAAATCACAATAATTCTGATAGTGCCTTTTGCGCACCCTAAAATATCTGTCTTTTTCAGCCGCTTCTTGATCTGTTATTTCTTCCAGTTCTTCCGCATATTCGTACATATTATTTGCCCACCATATCTACTGCTTTTTCCAGCAATACTTTTGCCAAAACGATTGCATCATCTAGTTGCTTATCTGTTGCAATCCCGTCAAACAGATCGTAATCTCCATCAGCAACAAATCCGTTTTCTTGCGCGCAGAGAAGTATTCTGCCACCGTAGTTCGAAAATTCAATGCTTACATAAGGGTACCCATCCTTACCTTCTCCACGCTCTTGAATCCCAAGAATTAAGTCTAAAAGTTCATGTATTTTATTTCTATCCATTGCTTATCCTCCTAAAATCTGTTAATATAGAATCGTATTTTTTCCTGAGTACCTACGGCTCCCCAGCCTTTTTGTAGGTGCTCATTTTTAATACCCAAATATCAACCACCATCCGATCAACGCCAGCACGAACCCGATCACAGATGCTGCAATCTTATGCCAGTAAGGCTTGTCCTTTTCCGGCAATTCAACAGATACGGAGCGGATATCCCAGCTGTTTAAAGTGTTTGGATGTTGAGTGGTGTCGCAGCGGTATGTTCCTTTAATGGTCACGTCTCCACCTCCTTTAGTTTTACAGATTTCTTATGTTGGATTTCCAGTTCCATTCTGTAATTTTCCAAACAGGCGATTGCGTGTAACTTTTGCTCCTCAGAATACCCACTAACCCTTTCTGTGGATTCCAGAGCCTGGATGAATTTCTCAATCTGATTGATTGTCAGCCTTTTCATAGCTTGTCCTCCTTTCTACCGCCTAAGCGGTTTTCTCTTCTGTCCTCTTTTCGAGTGTGTAATCAATTTTCACATGTTCCTGTTCTTCGATCAGAGATATCAACACTTGTATGATTTTTTCCATATCTGGTTTCATGTCATCACCTATCTTCCTCATAGTTTCTTGCGGTCAGAGCTTTCCGGTTTAATTTTTCCGCAAGTAATTCTGCGTCCGGCAAGTCTTTTACTTCCACTTCTTTTCCGTTGATTACTACAATGTTCTTTATAGTCACTTGCACCACCTCTCTAATATGTATGACGGATGGTTTGTCCGAGATATGTTGTCCATTCAATCCTATTTACGCTTCGTTCCAAACCTATCAATTATCATGTCTGTCACATCGGTAACAAAGTCCATGTTGACATCAAGTAAATGATCAACAGCCTTTTGGATAATACTCATAGACTCCCGTGTCACTACAAGACTTGTAACGATTGATGTTATGATCGAGCAGATGATGCTTACTATTACAATTTCCATGTCAATCCTCCCTGCTACGCCACTCCGTATTTAATAGCCAACTCTTTTACGATAGCCGTATATCCCTCAATCAGTTTCTTATCATCAGCGATCACATCCAGATAATTCAATTTGTCTCTTCTGGATTTGCAAACACCCTCATCTGCCATTCTTCTACGCTTGTTTGTGAGTCTCTGCTTTACATTCACTCCCATACGTTTTTCTAACAACTGATAGGATTCTGCCCTTACATCTTGATAAGACTTGCTGTCTCCGCACTCCATACCAATTTTTCTCAAGATTCTTCCGGTATCTTCTCTCCATGATGTTGTATCGATTGCAACAACCTCACGGATGCTTTCAATCCGTTCTTCCACGTGCTCAAGCTTCTCTGCCTGACGCTTCTGCTCAATTTCCAAGTTAATCATGACCTGCAACTGCGGTGAGAGTTCTTGTGTGGCAAGAGATGCCGCTTTGTATTTCTTTTCTACCTGGATGAAATATCTGCGTACTTGTTTTCCTTTTTCATTCCGCTCAAGCATTGCCATTTCTTTGGCAGCATCCAGTTTGATGATATGGTCTTTTTTAGTCTGACCGGAAGGTGTAGAAATTTCTACGCCTTGAAAATCTTCATTTTCTATAGCATCAATGTCTGATAATCTGCGTTTCGCCCATTCGCGGTAAACACTTGGTGCTCCCAGAACTTCATGCAGTTCTGAGCCATATACTACTTTTTCTCCTGTGCTTGTCTCGTATACTGGGACAAGTTCGTTCTCAATTACTGTTAAATTGTTCATTATTCCTCCTATATATTGTGATTTTCTTGATTTTTATACAAAAAGTGGTATAATATCAAGGTTGTACTATTCACTAAATATTGTGCGAAAACATATGTTTCGTACTTTATATTGTGTTTTTCGTGATTTTTATTTGACTTTCCATATATTGTGTTGTACCATCTTACTAGAGGTATCTCATTTTTAATAAGAAAGGTGGTGAATATATGGCAAAAGGAAAATCATGCAAGCCATCTGCTAAAGTCAGCAAAGCTGGAAAAACTCTTTCCACAAGCAAATCAGCTTCCGCAAAATCTAAAGCAGGAACAATCCTTGCAAACCATAAAAGTACAAGCCATTAGTCTTTTGTCCTGAGTTTATACTCAGGACTTTTAAATTGTCCTGAATAGCATTTTTGCCATTTCAGTCATTGCTATAAGCTCTTCTGGTGTTGGGTTATCCTTGTTCGCAGTGCGAATAACGAACTTCGATAAATCTTCTACCATTTCTTCATACAAACTTTTTTGACTTTTCTTAGACATCTTTTTCTCCTTTACAATTTCTTCGGTTTAATAAACTTGTCCGTATTCACTTCCAGTGCTCCGCAGATCAACTCATATTCTTCAAAAGTAAACCGTCTCTTGCCATTCAGCGAACTACAGATCTTATGTTTCGGTATCCCTGTTTTTTGTGATAAAAAAATCTGTTTGATACCTCTTTCTGTCAGGTAATCATTGATTGCTCTTCCGAGCCATTCATCTGCCATAAATTCCTCCTACTCCAAAAAATACTCAACTGATACGTTGAAGTAATCTGCTACGCCACAGATTCCAGATATGCAAGATCCTTCACTGTTTCCAATCTCTTCTTACAATCCTGATAAATCTCTTTGTAATGTTTTCCAGTCAGTATTCCAGTATCGATCACATGGAGAATGATGTTTTCCATCAGCGAAAGATTGTTCAGTTGCATAACTGTTGCTTCATCACGCTTTCCAATTCCAGCCATCTTATTTGCAAGTTTTGAATAGGTCATGTAAAGCATCTCTGCGTGTGTGCTCCCCTGCCCTTTTGCGTATTCCACTAATTTCTGAATGGTGTCCGTCTCTGCTCTTCTGGTCAGTTTTCCGGCTTTTCTTGTTTCTACCCATGTCTGCGTTGCTTTTTCTTTGATGAGTGCTTCCATCTGATCGAAAGCATCACTATACATTAGCTTCCAATGCACTGCATCTTTCCCATTAAACCCCATTACCAAAATCGTAAATCCTTTGCGATTCATAATGTATTTCTCGTAAGTCCTACCTTTTGCATCTTTATGATGGGAAATACGGAAAATTTTCCGGTTTTCAATCTCCTCATTTTTGAGGAGATTAGAAATTGCTCGCATCACATTATCGTGCCGTTTTCCAAACTTCTCAGCCACCTGCAAACTGTCACACACTGCTTCATCATTTTTTAAATATACGAGTTCTGTCATTATTTCTCCTGCTCCTGATCCATCTCCTTTTCCATCAACTCCAGCTGTTCCATCGTTACTCCGTCACGGATTAACTGCTTTCCTCTCTTCTCATGCCATCTGAGTTGATACAGATACTGTCTCCTCTTATATTTAATGCGCTGTTCCTGTCTGGAAAGCTGTACGGCATCGGATTGATTTAATCTTTCGATCTCCTGTTCTACTTGTTCGTCTGTTAAAAAATCTTTTCTTGGTTTCATTTGCCTATCCTCCTATCCTAATAATTCGTCAATGGTACATCCTAGCACCTTTGCTACTTTAGATAAGCTTCTTACTGTAGGACTAACTGTATTCCACTTATAAATGCTTCCAGTGGAAACACCAGCACGACTTTCTAATAAGTTGATGGAAATACCTTTTTCCACAGCTTTCTTAGATACCTTGTCAAAAATATTATTTTCCGTATCAATCACTCCTTTTCTTTTTGTTGAGTTCTGAAAATATCACAATTTTATATTGACTAAGTTCTGAAAATATTCTATAATCAAGTTGTCAAGCAAAATTACAAAATAAATTCCAGCATTCTTATTATCGCAAGTTTTTTGCGATTTTTTCAGAACCCTATAATCACATTATACGCGATAATTTCAGAATGTCAAGAGTTATTTTTGCGATTTTTTCAGAATTTTGAAAGGAGTCTACATATGACACTGAGAGAACGCGTAAAACATCTATGCAAAGAACATGGAATTTCAATGAATAAATTGGAAAACGAGCTTAATTTTGGAAAAGGGTACATAAGCAAATTAGGTTCAAGCCAACCAAATGTTAATAAGTTGCAGCAAATCGCTGATTACTTCAGCGTATCATTAGATTATTTAATGTCTGGGGAATCTAATGGCGATAATCTGTCATTACTCACGGCGAAAGATGAACGCGACATTGCAAAAGACATGGAAAACATTAGAAATAAGTTAAAAAACAATGAAGAAGGTCCTGCTTCTTATGACGGTCAAGCTATCCCGGAAGAAGATATTGACTTACTTCTTGGGCAAATCGAGCTGATGATGAGAAGATTAAAACCGATTAACAAAGAAAAGTACAACCCTAACAAAAATAAAAAGTAGGTGTATAAATTGAGAACAAACGATATTAAGCGTTTAGTTGAATACTACATAAAGAAATTTAATACAAGAAATCCTTTTGAACTTGCAAACTGTTTAAATGTCGAAGTTCAATTAGGACCTTTGGGAAGTCGAGCTGGATGCTATATGTTTCTGAAAAATCACAAGTGCATTTTTCTGAATGAAGATTTGGAAGAACATGAACTGAACCTTGTAATGGCTCATGAATTGGCGCACTCCATTCTTCATAGAAAAGAAAATTGTTACTTTATCAGAAATAAGACTCTTCTATTATCTTCTACCAATGAAATAGAAGCGAATATTTTTGCAGCAGAACTTCTAATACCAGATTCTTTGATCTATGAGAATCCGGGCATGACAAAAAGCCAGATTGCAAGGCTGGCTGGATATGATGAAAAGATTATGGATTTTAAAAATTTTAAATGATATAATCGCTACAGCGTTTATATAGAATGAAGTGGTGTGAGGTACAAAAAGGAGGAAATATGGAGTTTATCGAATCTATTAAACAGTTTTCGGAGCGCGTATCACTGATGAAAGATACTGTATCTACCGAAGAGGCAACAAAAATGTCTTTAATCGTCCCTATGTTTCAGATACTTGGGTACGATGTATTCAATCCACTGGAGTTTTGCCCGGAATATACAGCGGACGTTGGCATTAAAAAAGGGGAAAAGGTTGACTATGCAATTTTGGATAATGGAGAACCAAACATTCTAATTGAATGCAAAAGTTGTTCCGAACAGCTAGATAAACATTCTTCACAACTATTCAGATATTTTGGAACGTCTCCTGCCAAATTCGGCATTCTGACAAACGGGATTATATACAGATTTTACACGGATTTGGAAGAAGCGAATAAAATGGATCTGGTTCCATTCCTTGAAATAAACATGCTCAGCCTAAAAGACTCTTCCATAAATGAATTAAGGAAGTTTTGCAAGGAAAATTTCGACAGAGAAAAAATATTCAGCACAGCTGAAGAGTTGAAATATAGTTCGCTCATAAAAGGTGTGTTGTCAGATGAATTTGAATCACCATCAGAAGAATTTGTAAGGCTTGTACTCACGAATATATATGACGGACAGAAGAACCAAAGAGTGATAGAAAAATTCACTCCTGTTGTAAAAAGGGCGTTCTCCTCATTTGTGAATGAAATCGTGAATAACAAGATATCTTCTGCTTTATCAAAGGATAATGATGATGAAAAAACAGAAACAGAAGAAATCACAGAAGAACCCGTATCAAAAATCGTAACTACGGAAGAAGAAATCGAATCATTCTACATTGTAAGAGGTATGCTCGCTGGAACCGTAGATGTTAACGATGTAGTACATAGAGATACAGAGAGCTACTTTGGAATCTTGTACAAAGATAATAATAGAAAGCCTATTTGTAGGATAAATCTCGACAAGAAAAACAAGCAATTATTCATTCCAGACGAAAATAAGAAAATGGAACGTTTTTACATCGAAACACTCAATGATTTGTACAAATACAAAGACAGGTTAATCGAAGTAGTGAAAAGATATGCAGAGCAGGATAAATAAAAAACAAATCGCAAAACGGGAGAAACTATACTATGAAAAAGAAAATTGTAGCAATGATATTAGTAGGAGCTATGGCATTATCCATTACAGCGTGCGGTGGAGATAAAGAGCCAGAAAAAGAGAATACTGCGAAAACAGAGGCTACGGAAAAAGAACCGGAAGTCGAAGTGACGTATCAAAGTATTCTCGATGATTATACAAAGAAGATTGCTGATGCGACTCCGGGACTTGTGGAAGAATATAATAACGAAGCAGCTCCGATTGCCGGAGACTTAAATGCGCTTGCTGAATTATCAAATAGCAAGGTTGAAAAACTGGCCGAGATTTCTAATCAGGGCGTTTCCGAAATGGCTACGCTAATGCAGAAGAATGGGGACGAATACAGTGTTTATGAAGAATGGTCATTGAAATTAACTGACGTATACACCCAATACGCAAAGCAGATCACTGACGCATACACTTCTTCCGCTGCCGGCATGAGTACGGAAGACCTGATGAATTCTCTCAATTCTTTAGGACAATAAAATACCGCCCCAGTGCTACCAACACTGAGACGGTCTACATATCCGAAGATATGCGATTAAAATCCAAGAATATTGTATCATCTTCGGAAACAGCTTGCAATCCAGAACATTCGTTCATGTGCTGGCTGTTATTTTTATACCATTTTTGCATAAAATTAAATAAGGAGATGATAACATGGAAACGAAATATGCTTTTGGATACGTCCGTGTATCCACTGGAAAGCAAGATGAATTATCCCCAGATTCCCAAGCGAAGTTGTTAAAAGATTACGCAAAGAGTCACGGGTATGTGGTGTCTAAGATTTTTTACGAGGTCGGGATTTCTGGAAGAAAAGCTGATAAGCGCCCGGAGTTCCAAAAAATGATTGGGCTCGCAAAAGCATCAGATCATCCGGCAGATGCTATCTTAGTATGGAAATACAGCAGATTTGCGAGAAACCAAGAGGAAAGCATTGTATATAAGTCTCTGCTCAAAAAGAAGCACAATGTGGATGTCATAAGCGTGTCAGAACCGTTGGTAGATGGCCCATTTGGCTCTCTGATAGAGCGAATCATCGAGTGGATGGACGAATATTATTCCGTTCGTCTCTCCGGAGAAGTAACCAGAGGAATGAAGGAGAAAGCAGAAAGAGGTGGATACCAAGCACGCCCACCGCTCGGGTATAAGATCGTGACGCATAAGGAACCTCCGGTAATCGTTCCGGAAGAAGCTGAAATCGTGAAACTGATTTTTGAAAAGTATGCAAATGAGAACTTAGGAATATTTGAAATTGCTAGGCTTTTAAATATGCATAATTTCAAAACCTCGCACGGGAAAGAATTTGAACGCCGGTCCATTGAATACATCCTACAAAACCCTACTTACTGCGGTATGATACGCTGGAATCGGACAATCAATGAATCCAACGAAATCCGTCCGGAAAGCGAATGGATTGTAACCGATGGGGAGCATCCTGCAATCATAAGCAAGGAGCTATTCGATAAAGCACAGGAACGATACAAGAGAGAATACAGGCCACGTGGTTCGAGACCAGTAAGCACATACAAGCACTGGTTGTCTGGTGTCGTTAAGTGCCCAGCGTGCGGCAGGACAATGACTGCAAACACGATCAGGAATAACACAAGAGTGTACTCTCATTTTAGGTGCTATGGATACACAAAGGGAAAATGCATGGCGAACAACTCTATCAGTTCGATTAAGCTAGAACCTGCGGTACTGGAATCCATCAAAACTGTGCTTAATAATGGTAAAATCACATACCGTAAGATCGAAGCCAAAACCGATGACACTGTGGACTTAAAAACCATACTGGAAGACCAGATTAAAAAGATCGATGTGAAACTGCAAAGAATCAAAGAAGCCTACATGAACGGGATTGACACTATGGAAGAATACAAGGAAAATAAACAGGCTGTACAAGAAGAAAAACAACACCTTGAAAAACAACTGTCCGAAATCAAGGAAGAAAAAAGCAACAGCAAAGATGATGACGAGGACATGCTGCTAAGGGTGAAAAATGTGTACGATATTCTCTCTTCCGACTCTGTTGATGCGACAACCAAGAATGATGTGCTCAGGAGTGTTGTAGAAAAAATCATCTACGAAAAGGATAAGGACTTGTTAAAGGTTTATTACTACTACATGCCGTAAACCCTTGAAAACACTGGGTTTGCGGGTGTTTGTAGGTTGTTACAAAAAGGTCATCCAGTTTGGACAACTTACCCTGTTTCCATCGCAGTACTGCGTCAAACGCGGCTGTCTTACATTCGGGCGGGACAAATAGTTTGCAAAAATCTCATCCACTACCGAAGAAATCGTATCATAGACATTCCGCTCCGGAATCCATTTATGATCAAATGCTGTGGAAGATGTAATTGTAAAGTCATACCCTTTGTTCCGGTACCATTCCGTGTAAACCCGATTCAATGTAAACGACATGATCGCCAGCACATTTGCCCGGATCGTACTGTCCGGCCAGGTTGCATAAATCTCACTGGATGCCACATTTTTGATATAATCCCGATA